CATTTGGAGTTTGTAGTGATTGTATAGCAGATGCTCCCAATATGGGAGTATTGCTGTTTGCCGCATTTATAAGTGTGAAGCTACCTGCTTTCCCACCTTCAGTTGATGTTGCAGCAGCTTGAAAAATACCACCCCGAGTTGCTTGATATTGAAGTATTGTTTTTTGAGTGCCGCCTATGATTTTACCGTTTGAATCTTTATCAAATGTAGTTACTGTTTTAAAATTAAGGGGTTTTGTTAATCCAGGAAGTTGCTGCGATGTAATTTGAAATGGGGCACTTTCTAATGTTTCTGTTGCCATCAGAAGTTCCTCCCATCCACACTGGAACTTTGTATCTCAATTTGTTGTAGAGAATGAGACATTTATAATTGTTTTTTATCTATTTATTAAAAACTTTGCATAATTAATTCTTCTCATAAATTGAATTTCATCATTATAAACAACATGCATTTGTCCTGCTACTTCATTCCAAGTATAGTTTCTAATACATTGAGTTGGATCTATACCTTCCCAATGATAATTAAGTCCTTTAAATCCCCAAGAAAAAACTTCTAATGCTGCAATCAGAGGATGCTGATCATATCTCATGCCAGGAGTTTTTGCATTATAAATGAAAGTATAATATTTGCCTGGTTCTGGAATGATTTCCAAATCTTTAAATAAAGAAATTATTTCAATCATAATTTCTTCGGGATCATTCATTCCTTTAATTTTATTTTTTAAGATACCAATTCTAGACTTTGGTTGTGCTCTTTGATAATCTCTATCATTTTCAATAAGTCCAATTAATTCTTCTTTTGTAAGATTTTTATAATTACTAATTGAACCTCTTCCAGAAGATGTTTGATAATAAATTGTATATTTTTGTGCAATATCAATTAACTCACTTTTTGTGTATTCATTTAATGGTTTTTCGTAACCTGAAAATGCCATTATTTGATACCTAAGTGATCTTCTGTGATGACTTTAAATTCTAATAAACGATCTTTACACCATTCATCAGCTGCTTTCCACTTTGCTTGATTCACGGCATAAGTTTTTGCTTCATATAAAAATGATTTAGTAACTCTTGATTTTGGTTTTGGTGGCATAGTTTGTCTTTTTGGTTTTACTTCAATTACATATGTTTTAATTTCACCAGTTTGTTCTTTAACTTTGATAATGAAATCTGGAAAATATCTATGAACTCGATTGTCAACTGGAGATAGGTAGGGGATAAAAAACTCTTCACTGCCCCAAGAAATTATATTTTCGTTTAAATCACACCATCTGCAAAATCTTCTTTCCCAACTACTTCGGCAAATGATATTATTTGGATCTCCCTTATATTTTTTTGGATACTCTGGTTTATACTTACTTTTAAGACTTTCTGCCATTTATCCCAACTACATAATATATCAAGTAAAAGTATTTATAGGCACATGCCTGCACCGTCACCAAGAAAAAAATTACTATCTGATTTAAAGGCATCTATTTTAAATCCTGCTCTGACTTCTCATTTTGAATGCACTTTTAATCCCCCACAGTTGGTAAGAGAGTGGATAGAAGATAAAAATGCTGCAGGGATGGGTGTCCCTTATACTGGAAATGAAGATTTTATTTCACTATCTTGTTCGGAGGCAGCTCTTCCGGGTTCTTCTTTAGCAACTCATGAGATTAACAATGATCACAGTGGTGTAACTGAGAGACATGCATATAGAAGGCAATATGATGATAGAGCATCATTTACTTTTTATGTGGATCACGATTATAATATCATTTACTTTTTTGAAAATTGGATTTCCTTCATTGTAAATGAACAATTTGTCACTGGAGTGGAAGAACCAAATTTCTTTTATAGAGTCAATTTTCCAAAACAATATCAAACAACAATATATCTCAAAAAATTTGAGAGAGATTATAATGGAAGAATACTTCAATATAGGTTTATAAATGCATATCCGATCAGTATTGATTCGATGCCAGTTTCTTACGATTCGTCTCAATTATTAAAATGTACCGTATCGTTTAACTATTCAAGATATGTTATTGGTGGTGGAGAAATATTAAATTCAAAAATTCCAAACTCATCTGCTCTTCGTGGAGTTACTGATGAACAAATTTTGGATGCAATGTCATTTGCAACTTCTCCAACTCAAGAATCATTGGAAGCAAATTATTATAATACTGTTTATGGTGAGTCATAAATAATCATACTGAAACAACTATAGGATATTATGCCTTTACCAAAGATATCTACGCCAACATATGAGTTGGAATTGCCTTCAACTGGACAAACAATTCAGTACAGACCCTTTTTAGTTAAAGAAGAAAAACTTTTAATTCTTGCACTTGAGAGTGAGAATACAAAAGAGATTACAACTGCAATCAAAAATGTAATCAAAGCATGTATTCATACAAAAGGAATCAAAGTGGAGTCTTTACCCACGTTTGATATTGAATATCTTTTTCTTAACATCAGAGGTAAATCTGTTGGAGAAGAGATTGAAGTCAATGTCATTTGTCCTGATGATGGAGAAACTTATGTTCCTGTAAAAATTAATATTGATGATATTCGAGTTCAAAAGAAAGAAGAACATACAAATAAAATTAAAGTTGATGCTTCAATTGTGATGGAAATGAAATACCCATCACTTGATCAATTCATTAAAAATAATTTCGATTTTAGTTCCGACAACTCAATGGATCAATCATTTGATCTAGTCGCAGCATGTATTGATAAAATTTATAACGAAGATGAAGTTTGGGCTGCTGCAGACTGTACAAAGAAAGAACTGGTAGAATTTCTTGAGCAGATGAACTCAACTCAATTCAAGGAGATTGAAAAATTCTTTGAGACAATGCCTAAACTTTCTCATGAAATTAAAGTCACAAATCCCAAAACTGAAGTTGAGAGCACTGTCGTGCTGGAGGGACTCTCAAGTTTTTTCGCATAGCCCTGGTCCATATGGATCTAGAGGGGTATTTTAAACTAAATTTTTCTTTGATGCAGTATCATAAATACTCATTAACAGAGATTGAAAACATGATACCTTGGGAAAGAGATATCTATGTTGAATTATTAAGAGCTCATTTAGAAGAAGAAAAACTTAAACAGCAGCAAAATGGGTCCTGACGAGTTAGATGATCTACTAGCAAGTATAAGAGACGAAGGTAAAAGAGAGTCTGCTCTTGCTTTGTATGAAGGAATTCGTGAAACTGATTTAGTTGATGAAGATGTTGATGAAAGAATATTAAAAGTTCTTGGATTGGACGGAGTGTATGATATTGATTATGGAACTTATATCTCACTTTTAAAGGAAAGACTTGCCGCATCAAGAAGTTTTGGGAAACAACTCTCTACAGAGGAAGATGAACTTCTCGTAGAAGAGTTTAGAAAGGTTAAAGGAAAGGTTGGTAGATTTAAAATAAGAAGAAAAAAAATCACCGCAGAAAATCTTGGAGTCACTGGTCCGATTAAAGTTTCTACTGAAAGATTTTATTTAACATCTAAAGCAGTTATTCCTCAACCCCTACTACCAGATGGTGAGGGGTCTTCTGAAGACATTAAAGATATCTCTGAAGCACTTGATGAGTTATTAAAAAGTATTATCGGACAAAATGTAGAAGCAAAGAAAAAAGCAGAAGAATCTAAAAAAGAGGATGAGCAAAAAAGAAGAGTTAAAAGAGAGGGGGAATTAGAAAAACCAATTCAAAAAGCACTCGGGTTGGTGAAGAAGTTAGTAGCACCATTTCAAAGTATTCTTGATAGAATTATGAAATTCATTCAATTTACTTTGATTGGATTTTTGGTTGATAAAGTTTTAAAATGGTTTGCTGATCCTGCAAATGAAAGAAAGATTAAAATTCTTGGAAGATTCTTAAAAGATTGGTGGCCTTCTCTTGCATTTGCTGCTGGTTTATTTCTGACTCCTCTTGGAGCATTTGTTCGTGGAACCATTAAAATGTTGAGAGGATTTATTCCCCAACTGATTAAATTTGCTGCAGCTCATCCAATATTAACTGGAGCAGCACTTGCTGGAGCTGGTGCATATACTGTTACTCAAATGAATGAGCAGAGGAGAAAAGAATTTAAAAAAACAGACCCTTCTATAGTTCTTCCTGAAGAAACTGCAAAGACAGGAAAAACTCCTGGAATCCCACAACTACAACAAGAACAAGTTTTTCAGAGAGGACTTAGTGATGCATTTAGTAGTGGTGGAAAAATCAGAAGAAGATCCTTCTTCGGTGGTGAAAAAATTAGAAAAAGATCCTTTTTTGGTGGTGGAGAAATTGATGCTAGGGATATTGGATTTGAGGATGGTGGTGGAATTGCTGAAGATAGTGGAGTAAAAATCACTGGTGCAGGCCCTGATACTCAATTTATTGCTGCTCAACCAGGTGAAGTTATGATGTCAAAAAAAGCAGTTGATAAGCACGGTGCTAATTTCTTTCTTAAATTGAATAAGGATGCTGGTGGAACAAACATTCCCAGGATGGTGAATAATATTCAACTTGCCCAAGGTGGTGGATTAATTAAAAAACCAATTAAATCTTTTCAAGGTGGTGGAATGATTGGTGGGTTTGGTAAAGCATTAAATTTATTGGGTGGGATGGGATTGCCTGGGACTGGCAGTGTAATGTCTCCAAGATATACTGGTATGGGATATCAAAATAAATTTCTTGGAATTAATTTGAATAGAGTTAATTTACCACAAATTCCCGGAAGACAATTTTCTCAACCAGAAGTGCAGAGATATAACCAATCACCATCATCTCCAAGTACGATAAGAGATTGGCATCCTTCTGAACCTGTTCAAGTGAGTATTCCTAAAATGAGAAGTTCTGGAACTTCTGTTGTTGGTGATGCCTTTAAAAATTTTGGAAGAAATGTTCAAACAATAAAAGGTGCTGCCAGGCGTCAAGAAATTATGATGAGACAAATGGGATATGAACCTGACGGGTATGTAAACCTTCGTGGACAACCAATTAATCTTGGTCCTCAGTCAAGAGCAATGCCCGTAGGAACTCCAACAGTGATATCAAGAACTCAAACAATTGTATTGCCACCACAGACAATTGCAAGTAAAAAACCAAGTGTTCCTGTTAAGACAGGAACACAAATACCTGATGTTTCAACAGTTGCGAGAATTCCTCATAGAGAAATTGTAATTCAGTCTCTTGGAATTGGCGACTTAATGGGAGTCTGATGATATGGCAGTCATAGATTCCAAGAAACTATTACCTTCTGGCAAACCTGGTGGTGCTATTGTAGATTCGCAAAAACCATTTCTGGTTCCTGTAAGTAATATTCTGTATAAGAAAGATGTTAACATCTCTCAAAAACTTTTAAAACCAGCAGATAAAGAAACGCAAGAACCTGGTGGTAGTCTTGTTGTTATTAAAAAGAAAGTATTGCAAATTAAAGATGTAATTGGAAATACTTATCTGATTGAACAAAATGAAAACAATCGTAAGAGAAAAGAGAAAGAAAGACAAAAAGCAGAAGAAAGGGAAAAGAGAATAGAAACAAAACCAAAATCAAAAATTGACTTAAGTAATCTTCCAAAATTGTCTATTCCTGGAGGAAGTATTCTTGATACTATTAATCGTTTTCTTGCATTTACTTTTGCCGGATATCTTTTTGATAAGTATAACAAGTTTCTTCCAAAACTATTAGAGTTTGGAAAGTATATTTCACCTGTTACTAAATTCCTTGATGCCTTTAATAAAAATTTAATTGATGGTGTAATTAAATTTATTGATTTGGGATATCGTACATACGATAATGTTCGTAAAACGATCGAACAAATTGGTGGAAAAGATGCTGCAAAAACATTTGAT